ATTGATAAAGCCATCGAATTTACTTTTGTTCATAACGAATTTAGTTTTAATTTATTTAAAGTTTATAATACACAAATATACGAAAAATACCTGAAACCACCAAATCTTTTAGAAAGAAAAGAATTGCTCAGCGGTTTTTTGTGAGGAAAGTACTGCACCCCATCCCAAAGCCCCATAGAAGTCCTCCAGTTTCTTCAATAATTCCCTTTCGAAGATTTTATCATAATCGATATACATCCTCACCAAGTCCATTATTTCATCAGGATCATCATGTCCTTTGAAACCAACTGCATCCAATCCAAATGGATTTTGCTTCAAATATACCCACTTAATCTTATCACCATCTCTCATCGGAGCGTGTTTAGCTGCACATTTGAAGTAAACCAACAATTGATTATGTGCAATTGCTGCTTTAACGTGCGCTGGAGTTCCACTATTAAATTGGAACATTGCTCTATTATCTTTCTTCTTTGGAATATACTTTGATATTTCTTTTACAGCAGAGTTCTTAGCTATACTAACAACATTCATAGTAGATAATGATTTTTTGAAATCATAAATTCTATCAGTTAATGTCATCTCACCATCACCTCTTAGAATTGAAATCAGAATCTCACTCATAAACTTACGGAATTCGGCTGGATATGATGAACGAACTACGTCCAATCCCTTAACATCCAATCTATCAGTTGGAATTCCATTCTCCGCAATAATCCATTGAGCGTATCTTTTCTTAGCAATCCAAATACCACTTCTACTTACGAATTCTTTTTTGATTTGGAATCTATGTTTTTCTTTTGCTACATTAAATACTCTTTCTGCCAATACATCATAGAAACTATTTAGGTAATCTTGCGTTTCACCAGCAATAGCATCTACCTTTAATGCAATTTCCTTATCATCTTCAGCTCTCCATTCAGGATATCTATGGTCTAATAGGGGAACTGCTGAAAAGAATACCGAATCCGTATCGATGTAGATATTATAATCTTCACCTTTCTTACCCAACTCTTTGTTGTATTTAATGTTTACCATTTCAGCAGTTGATTTAATTACCGTCTGACCTGTTAGGGTTACTGCCTCAGCGTTATCAACATCATAGAAACGAAACGCTGGTAATCCTAATACTCCATATAATGAGTTCAACAGAATCTTTTGAACCAACTGCCTTTTCTTATAGAATGCGTATTTTTCTTTATCTCCAGCCTCACCATATTTTTTCTCTAACTTACGGAATTCCACACGCTGGTCAAACCATAAATCTAAGATAGCAGGAATACAACCTACTTTATCAGTTGTATATAATACACCATTAGATGATACTGCGTATTTACTTTCATCTAATAACTTTCTAAGATTTTCTTTTGTAATAGTTTTTTCACCAATATTAAAAGTATCAATCTCACCCTTCATAAACTTTTGTGCATCCCAATTACTAATCTTTGCTACTTTAGTTTCTGGTGAAATGTTAGTTGTCATAATGATTGATGGATATAGTGAAGTTAAATCCAAGTCATATATCCAATCATACTTACCAACAATAGGTGCCTTCACATAAGCTCCAATGAATTTCTCTTGCTCATTATCTCTCAATGCCTGCATCATCTCTTGTCTATCCGCAGGTTTGTTAGGTGCTACAATGTTCTGTCTTTTAAGGTAACATAACATCGCACCTTCTAAGAACTTTGATGAATACACAAAATCTTCATAAGGTACATGTCCGGCGTGGCAGATACCTCTACATAAATCTACGAATTGTAATTTACGTTCCATATCAACCACCAATTGTACGTCAACCAAGTTATACTCAATAAACTTTTCAATATCGGTTTTGAATAAATCATCTAAGTTACCAGCATATTCTACCTTACCTCTACCCAATTCTTTTGTTGCTACCGTATCTAAACGATAGTTATCCAACTCAACATAAGTGTACGATTTATACAACCCAATGTAATCCAAATAAGATACACCAGCCATAAAGAATCTCTTACGATATGGTGACCAAAAACACTCACCGATTGGTGATAATCTATTAGCGTGCTTAGCACCCAATATTCGTTTCATACGATTATAAAGGTATGGAGTATCGAAGTAATCAATGTTCCATCCCGTTACAATTGTAGGATTAATATATTCGTATAGTGAAAGATATTTCATACACATATCCCTCTCATCTCTAAAAGGAATAACACTACGATTGCCATTCTTACTTTCTTTCATCTTACCATCTTTGTCCATAATAAGAACCCAATAATGGTCAGTAGCTGAATCATGCAAACCTATCGCTGTAAGTTCATTCTCAGCCTTCTCAACATCAGGCAATCCACTATCCATTTCACACTCAATATCGTATGTAAGAATAATATGCCCTTCCGATGGAATATCGGAATCCGTATAAGTATCAACTAATATACGAGTTGTTTCAGGTACATCCGATTCAAATAAATCAGGATCATCTTTTTTAAATTTGAAAATCTTACTAAGTTTATCACCATACAAAGAAGTATATTCTCCGTTTTGGCTCTTTTCATACGCATATCGTGTATATGGAAATGAACGATAACCCAATTTATCATCCCAAATGTGTACTAAATTCTTCTCTCTTTGATAATATGCGTTTTGATACATTTATTTATTTTAATTAACTAATTTATTGTCCATTAAGTGTGGCATCTCTACCCATTCAAAATCAAATCCCATACCCTTAATCCAAAACTCAACTTCCGCATTATGTAGTGCTCTAACTTCATTATCCCAATCTTCTTTTGCTGATGGAGTTGGATGATGTATAACAACTACAAGTTTTTTCTTTTTTTGATTTTGTTGATACACCTTTCTAAATCCTGTCATAAGCCTATCCAAACGAATGTGAGATGATGATGTAATTTCAGCATGAGTTGTGGAGTTTTTTTGAGCTTCACACATATTGATTAAATCATCTCTATGACGTGAACCAGTGCCATACTCTATAAATATTTGATTACCTAACTGAAACTGCTTCTTTTTAATAATATCTTCAGCATTTGGTAATATTGTTTTTTTAATTTGATTACTTGTAAAACCCACAGCTCTAAGATATTCTAAATTCTCTTTACAATCGACAGAGTATCCAGTTGTATCATATACACCAACTATATACTTAACTGCATCTGCGGTTGATGATGGTACTTTTCTGATTTCAGGTTCAGGATTTAATAAACCTCCAATTGCTCTAAGTTCTTGATTAGATAGTTCTTTATGAATATCATACGGAATTCTCCTCACTTTAACCGATACTGCTGATTTTGCTCTATATACCGCTTCGATAGTATTGTTACCATCGCCAATAACATCACGTCTATTTCCTTTTGGTGTTTTTGCTGGTAAACGCTGTTCATATATTAGAATCGGGTCACAAGCATCAGTATTACCCCACTTATCTTCTATCTTATCACGTACACTATTGACTAACTCAGGAATATATTGTTGTTCTCTTACCTGCAATCTATCTAAATTCCATACATCTTCTTTCCTTTCTTTGATATAAAATCCATTCTCATCTTTGCAATCAAATTCACCACTTTGGATTCGTTCTACCATTTGTTTAACTAAATCCATTCTTAATTTTTCTTTAATAGCACCACCATTGCTTAAGTTATACCAATCGGAGTTATTCTTAGCATCTGCTTTTGAAAGAATAGCGGATTCTTTGAATGACATTTCAGTATGGTCACCATACGCTAATACTTCAAATCTAAATTTTGAGGTTGCGTTAGTATAATCATTTTTAAAATCAACATTCTTTGATGAATTGTAATAATTATCCTCAACCAAGCCTTTATGGATACCTACATATTTTTTACCATTATCAATATTGGTAAATTTGTACAAGTAAGATTCATAATGCGCAGGTGGTTCTGGTATATCAACTTCTACTATTGAAGTTTTCTTAATTAATTGCTCTTTGTAATCTTCTAAAATTGGATTCATAATTGTGTTTTAAGTCTTTTAAATTTGTTACTATACAAATATACGAAAAATACCCGAAACTGCCAAACAATTATCGGGTATTTTCTAAGTGATTGATTATCAATTAGTTACCAATCCACTCATATCCTTTCTTAGTAAATTTTATTTCAGGCATTAATCTTAAAGCGTTTCTATAACCGGTAAACTTAACCCTAACACCCCATCCCATATACTCTAATATTTCAAACTTGGTAGTTGTACCTTTTTGTTTAATAAATTCTTTTATTTTTAATAGAGAATCGGTTTCAGTCATTGCCTTCAATTCGAATACATTATCCCAACCATCAAACCATTTAGCTATTCTTTCGTTCCAAACCATATTCTTAGCTATTTCAGTTGTATCGTATTCAATAGGATTATCTAACATCTCATTAAATCTCTTAATAAAATCTGCTCTATCATCGTATAGATATGGATATGGCGTTGATGCTACACTAACCATTTCAGGATAACAAAAGTTATTTGGAAGTAAGTAAGGACATCCAACAGAGAAACCATCGGTAGTTGAAATACTCCAAGCTGAATATGTTTGGAAAGTACCT